GCTGATCCGGTGTTTGCCTTTGAATCCGCAGTCCGTACTGGCGATGTGCTGGCTGATTCGATTGCCGAAGCTCACTTGTGGGCAATGGATAAACCCATGAGCCGCGTGTTGTTTGATGAGATTGTGGACGGTGTGAATGCCAAGTTCCGCGAACTCAAGGCGCTGGGCTATATCGTCGATGCCAACGCATGGCTTGATCCGGATTTGAACACCACAGTGACGATGAGCGCAGGCCAGTTGTGGATCAATTACGACTACACACCCATCCCGCCACTTGAGCAGCTCGGCTTCCAGGCGACCATCACCAACAAGTATCTTGTTGAACTGTTACCCAAGGCATAAGGAGGCCATCCGATGACAACGTATAAAGCATTGCGCCCGGCGCATATCAACAACACGCCCTTGAATGTGGGCGACACCATCACACTGCACCCGCGTGCCGCTCAGTTTCTGTTGGCTGATGGCACATTAGAAGAAGTCAAATCAAAGAAGAAAGGGGCTAAATAATGGCTATCGAGAATATATTAAAAAATCTAAACCTGTTCGTAGATGGACGCGGCTTTGCTGGCAAAGTCACAGAAATCGAACTACCTAAATTAACCATGAAAACCAGCGAATACCGTGCCGGTGGCATGGATGCCCCGGTTGAAGTTGAAATGGGCATGGAAAAGCTGGAAACAACGTTTACGCTGAACGGCTATGATCCGGAAGTGCTGAAACTGTTCGGGCTTGCGCCTGGCAACAGCAAATCGCTGACCCTGCGTGGTACGCTGTTGAATCAGGCAGACGGAACCGAACAGCCGATACTGGTCAACTTACGCGGCATGTTGCGTGAAGTCGATATGGGCACATGGAAGCCTGGCGAAGATGCCACGCTGAAAGTGGGTGTAGCCCTGGCTTACTACAAGCTGACTCACAACGGCGTGGTTATTTACGAAATCGACCCCGCAGGCATGAAACGCATCATCAACGGCGTAGATCAACTTGCCACCACCCGCGCTAATCTGGGTATCGGCTGATGGAAACAATCGAGCTGAAATACCCCATCGATGTAGCTGGTGAGAAAATCACCAGCCTCAACCTGCGCCGCCCAAAGGTGCGCGATATGCTAGCAGCCGACAAAGCCAGTGGCAGCGATGCTGAAAAGGAAGTGAATCTGTTTGCCAATCTCTGCGAAGTATCGCCCGATGCAATTATGGAGCTTGATGGTTCTGATTATAGCCAGTTACAAAAGACATACTCCAGTTTTTTATCCTGAAACCATCCGATGCGCGGGCGGCGTGTGTTGCGCTTGCCCGTGTTACCGGCTGGGGAATGAATGAACTACTGGATTTGAACGGCGAAAGCCTGCTGCAATGGATTGAAGCAGCGAAAGGCATAGAGCCGAGATGATGACGAATGCAAGATATGGGAAAAAAAGAAGAACCACGACAGGCAGTGCCAACAACATGGTAGCGATAACGCCACCGAGCACGTTTTCAACCGGCAGAACAAACCATAATGCAACGATATGGCTGATCGTTACCAGAACTTTGGGGTGGTGATTCCACTCCACAATTTTTGCATACGTTGAATCGCTCATAGGAGGATCATAGCATAATGATCGGAAAATCTCTAGCTGTTAGCATTGTGATCGGAACTGCCCTGGCTTCGTCATTCAACAAATCATTCAACACGGCAGAATCGAAGGTTCAAAAGCTGGGCGATGCATTGGCGAAGACCAGTAGCCAGAAAGCATCGGTTGCTGAATTCAGAGTCTTGAAAAAGACCCTGGGTCAAACAGGCGAAGCCATGAAGGCGGCGCAACTCAAAACGGCTTCTCTGGCCAAAGAGATTAAGGCAACAGACAAGCCATCTAAAAAACTAACGGCAGATTTTGAACGCGCCAAGCGCAAGTCCGCAGGATTAAAAACATCATTTCAGAATCAATCTGAACAGCTGCAAAAATTAAGGTCTGGGTTACGGGCTGCGGGTTTTGAAACCAAACATCTAGGCCAGGCTGAAAGAACACTTGGCAGAAGTATCGATGAAACACGCCGAAAAATGGAGCGACTCAACAAGGCGCAGGCGGCCAAATCCCGGCTATCATCGCTCAAGGGGCGTGCCATTGGTGCAGTGGGCGCGTTGTATGGAGCGGGCAGGGTTATTGGAAAATCGCTCGATATTGAGCGCAAGACCATCCGCCTTAAAACTGTGGTAAACGCCAAAGATGTAGGGGCATCCGTTAAGCAATCTGTTGGCCACGCTATCACCTTTGCACAAAAATCGCTGGCGACTGAAGGTCAGATACTCGATATTGAATATTCATTGAATTCTGCCGGGTTAAGTGCTTCAGCTGCGCGTGCCGGTTCTGAAATCGTATCCAAGCTGGCGACAGTAACCAGCGGTAATGCCGAAGAGGTTGGTGTGATTGTTGGTGATACATTCAACAACTTTTCAAAATCATTATCCGGAACTGTAGATGACAAGCTCCAGCGCATCGGCAATGTCTTGTTGAAAACTCAGGAGAAATTTTCGATTAAGAATTTTGGGCAGCTTGGAGAGGGTATTAAAGAGGCATCTGCTGCTGCTTCGATTGCGCATGTTCCCTTCGCGCAGATGGCGGCTGCGATAGGTCAGTTGAACAGTGCCGGATTGAAGGGTACACAGGCAGGAACCGGGTTCTCGGATCTACTGTCACAACTGGCTATCAAGAGCGATAAGCTGGGCATATCTGTGCAGCATACGGCATCTGGTCAGGTTGATTTTATCGCTACAATGGGGGAGCTTAAAAAGCGTATGCCCGGAGTGGGGGATAGCACTGCACAGCTGGCTTTCCTCCAGCAAAAGCTGGGTATCCAGGCGGGCAAAGCGGCTGGCGCACTGCTGAATAACTTTGATAGCTTGAAATCAGGCTATAACGTAGTGGCATCGAAGAACGACAAACTCACATCGGATTATAAAATATTTACAGATAGTGCTTCTGGTCAATGGACAATGCTGACACAGAATGTATCCATCTTGGGGAATGTATTGGGCGGCTCGTTATTACCTGCGATCAAGCCTGTTTTACATGCGTTTGGCACGTTGATCGGCTGGGTTATCAAAGGCATCCAGAAGTTCCCTGTTATTGGTGAGATTATCGGCGGCATTGCAATTGGGTTTGGCTTGTATGCCAGCACACTGGGGATCGTTACAGCTGCACAATGGGCTTGGAACACCGCGATGGTGACAAACTATGCCAGCCTCGTCAAAACCTCGGCGGGGATGGCATGGGCAGGCGCAACCTATGCCGCCAGCGCGGTGAAAGTCGGCCTGATTACAGCCGCACAATGGGCGTGGAATGTGGCAATGAATGCCAATCCTATCGGGTTGGTCATTACCGGGGTCGCAGCACTCGCAGGTGGTGCGTTTTTGCTGTATAAAAACTGGGATTCTGTCACGAAGTGGTTCGGTAAAAAACTGGATTGGCTGACCGATAAATTCAGTTTTGTAGGTGATGCATGGAACGCCATCTTTGCTGGCGACAAGAAAACCAGCGTTACCCACCACGTCAAAACAAAACTCGACACTATAAAAAAACCAGTATTTACCAAAGCCGCCCCCGCAGCGCTGGCGGCAACGATGGCACTTGCATCACCTGCGGCGGCCGCCCCCGTTGTGCATCAGGATAACCGCGCCAATTACACGATGCATGTCAAAGTAGACGGCGGCGATCCGCAAGCGGTCAAAGCTGCCGTATCTGATGCGATGGCCGAAAAAGAACGCGAACACGCAGCCAATACACGCGGTGCGTTGTTCGATTATCAGGGCGGATGATATGAATTATCAATTATCAATTGTGAATTATCAATTATGATCGAAGTGATGATGTCTATCGGCAAGTACAAATTCGCCGCCAATACTGCGGCTTATCAGCAACTAAAGCGCGGCTCAGAATATCGCTGGAGCGAACAGCAGCGCATTGCCCGCGATCCGGCCATGCAATACAATGGCAAGGGGCGTGAAACGATTGAACTCTCCGGGGTGATCTAT